GACAGTGCCCTTGCGATCGCCGTTGTAATAAAAGCCGGTGCCATCCACCCAGTACATTCCATCCCAGCTGAAGATACCGCCGGGTTCTTCCAGTTTCCGCCACAGGTGCCGCTTTTCACGGGTGGCCAAAAGCGGGGCGTGATCTGCTGTCAGATTCCGCATGTCCCACAGCTCGCCATCCTTTGCACCCAGGGTGTGATTCAGTCCGCCGAATTTGATTTGCTTGGTTTTGGAGATTCGGTCGGTATATTTAAGATTCGGTAGTTTCATCGCTTACGCCTCCCTCGAACAAAATGCCGTTGATGTAGATCTTGCCCACCAGGTTCAGCACACCTTCTTTCAAGCCGATAACCGGATTACCCTCCGCATCCCGGCTGATCACGTCGGCTGCATCCTCGACGGCATCAAGCCTTTCCATTACGCCGCCGTCACCGTTCAGCTGCTCTTGCAGATCTTTTGCGGTTTGGGCAGTGCTATTAAGCTCTGATAACTGATCTTCGATGCCACCTTCCTCGTCAAGTCGCTGCTGAAGGTCATCGATATCCGCTTGTGCATTGCCCAGCTGCTCCAATAGCAGATCTGTCTGTTCGGCCTGCTCATCAGCACGCTGCTCCAATCCGCTGATGGCGTTCTCTGCCTCGGTTACTCTGCGTTCTTCCTGATTGACGCGGCCTGCAAGGGCGTTGATCTGGATTTTCAGTGCGGTAATGGAATTCTCCAAGGCTCGCACCTTTTCCGTAACAGCGGCTTCTGTGCTGGCTGTCAGGTCACTCCAGGCATTGGCGTTCCAGTTGCTTGCGTCTAGATTCTGCAGCTGATACTGCAGCTCTTCGACCAGGATTCGCAGGTAATTGATGATCTGATCTACCTTCTCACTTACAGATTCATTTCCTGTAAACGTAGGAAAATCCGTGTCTACCTGCTGCCACTTCTGCGGCATGGTGTCACCTCCTTTATAGTCGGACAGGGCAGGCCGAACCGGCCGGCCCTGTCATTGCATAATTTACTTCTTCAGTGCCTGCAGCTTGTCCCAGGCGGCCTTGAACTTATCAAAGCCGAACATGGCAGCGTAAGCTACGAAAATACCCAGTACCACCGCACCGACGGCGTAGTACCACATGACGGTGATTTCCAGCACGGCACACAGGATCACAGCGGTCAGCACCGTGACGATCAGTGCCACGATCACCGCCACGAAGTTGGTGGGTACTTTGGGGAACAGCCCCTTGATCACCTCCACAATGATGGTGGTAGCGAACACCAGCACCGCCATGACTGCCAGCAGGATGCTGCCGTAGTGGAAAATTGCGTTAATAAAAGTCGTGTAGTCCATTGTTTGTCCTCCTTATTTTGCTCTTACTTCGAGCTGATAATTGACGGTATGCATGAGGTTGTCCAGGAAGCCGTTGCCGTCCAGTTTGTCCTTGTCATGGTAGACCGAGTGCATGAGGTTCAGATCCTCCTGCTCCTCAACGGTTATGTAGCCCCTTGCAATGTAGGACTTGGCCAGATGCTTGATTCTGTCATAAAGGATCGTCCGATCAGCATCACACAGCACGCCTACCATCCGGGTCAGCTCCTGGATCTCCGCACCCCGGGCGGCACAGTCCGCCACCTTTCGGTTTGCGGCGTTGTCCTCTTGTTGGGCCTTGCGGTTAAGCCGCCATTGCAGCAGGCTGAATACGCCGGCAACCAGGGCAGCACCGGCACCGCCACCAATAATGGCCAATAGGATTTCCATCATCGGCCTCCTTACGCCAGGCCCAGCAGCTTCTGCCAGGTCTTGCCCCATTCCTCGGCAATGCCGGTGGGAGTGCAGCCGTTGTCCTGCTGGAAGTGTGCCAGAGCGGCGGTAAACTTGGGGCCGGCAATACCGTCGGCAGAACCTACTTCCTCATAGCCCAGATTGTACAGATACTCCTGAACAGCTACCACCACAAGGTGCTTGCGGTTGAAGGTAGCGGAGATGGTGACGGTCTTGGAGAGGGTTTCCGGACCGGCAATGCCGTCTACCGTAGCACCGCAGAAATCCTGTACCTTCTCTATGAAGATCTCCCGGTTATCGGTTACAAACTCGCCGCCACCGTTGTAGTAAACGCAGTTGCCGTGCCAGTTGTACACGCTGTACCCCACGGGGCAGGCGGCCTTTGCTGCCTCCGGGTCTTTGTAGGCACCTACCTGGGTCTCGGGCTTGTCCCAACTCTGGCGGATGCGGTACCAGTGTTCCGGCTCTTCCTGATGCCAGTCGAAATACTGACAGATGGCCTCCGCTTCAGCTTCTGCAAGTTTCTGCAGATTGCCCTCGTCAAGCAGCCAGCGGGCCTGCTCGGGGTTGGTGTGGAAGCCGTGTTCCAGAATGACACTGGGCGTATGTACGGAGTGGGCACCCCGGAGAACGCCGTAGTAGTCGTCCTTGTAGCCGTTGCCGTCCCGGTCAGAGCTGGACTTCACCGCCCGGCACTCATACCCAACGCCCATGACCTTGGCCACGGAAGCCGCAAGCAGCTCGGCGATCTCCTTGCTCTGCTCGTCCATCTGGCCGCAGTTGTCGTCCACCTGGTGGAAGGCTACCACATCGTTGGCGTCTTCCCGGCTGGCGGCGTTGGAGTGTTCCGAAAGGAACAGATCTGCATCCTCGGCCATCTTGCCACGCTCCACCAGGGCAAGGTCTTTGTCCTTATCCTGCCGGGTCAGAATGACCTTGATGCCCCGTTTCTCCAGCTCTGCCTTCAGCAGCAGATGCAGCTTCCAGTTCATGTCGGACTCGTAGTACTCCGGCACCACCGGAGATCTGTTGTACTTGCCGAAGTGTCCGGCATCCAGGCACGTAACGGGCACGTCATGCCCGGGTTTTACATTCTTCATTGGTTATTCCTCCTTTAGCGAAATAATGTAGATAGGAACACTGGGAATAGTGATGTTTTGGTAGGGAATCGAATACTGAATGGTAAGGTCACCCCTGCCAACATAGGAAGCCGTACCGCCGGAACTGTCCGCAATCATTAAATCCTTGTTGTCCTTTACGCCATACGCCAATACTGCGTGGCTGGCAGGAGCAGGCATGCCAACGAAAACATACTTGCCTTGTGCGATAGCATCATACACGGCCTGCAGTTCTGTCTGTCCATAGTTTGTGTATGTGGTACAACTCAAACCGAGAGCTTCACACAAACCCGGAACTTCTGGAATCTCACCTTTACGGTCTTCGTAAACAGCAGAAAAGGCATCACGACCTGCTTCGCCGATGATTTCCATAAATTCATCAACCGTGGAAAGAGTCAAATTATGCAAGGCACAATATGCGTGCATAACAGTGAACAACAAGCAGCCATCTCTGTATTTATGGTCTGTGTTACCGATGGATTTGTCTGCCCATCGGGGGTCGCTCTGGGCAAGAAAAGTAGGCAACGGATTTTCCTTTGCTGTAACCGTGCAATCGCTCCAAAAGTCAGTGGTGTGTCCGTAAAAGATAGCCCACGGACTATGCAATCCGCTGCAATTAAATGAGTACGTGTCAACTATTGCATTGGCCGGAAAATCAACCTTGTTAAGCCGCAGGGTTTGTCGCAGAGCATATTGCTCAATAATGGCTACATTTGCACCACCCTTAATTCTGGACAGCGTACTGCATCCAGCAAATGTGCTATTGAGAATTTTGGTTACATTTCCGATATCGGCATACTTCAAAAACGGGCAGGTGTTAAATGCCGCCGTACCAATAGTAGTAAGGTTCGGGCATTTGATTTTTTCCAAGCTGACGGATTGGAATGCCACCATACCGATTTTTTCAATCTGTTCGGTGTTGTAGATGTTCTTCAAATTGATTGCGTAGTCACAGAATCTGTCGGGGATTTCTGTAATACTATCGGGCAAAGTCAGGTTTTCCACGGCACTATTCCGCATAAACATACCGGGAGCAAGGCTGACAACAGCAATCTCATCCACCACTTCGGGAATGACAAGGTGCTTCGGCAGTTCCGCATTTCTGCTACCAGCCGCGCCCAATCCGTTGTCGCTGATAGCGTAGGTAAACGTGCTATTAGCGGCAGGGCAAGCACCACGATATTCCGGCTTCAGCGAAAGCACGCCATCGTCCGTGATGGTGAAGTAGGTTGCGTGAATATCGGGATCATTGGTTATGCCGATATTCTTCCTTGCCTGTGCCTGCTGTTCCTCGGAGAAGTTTTGCTCCTTGCAGGACACCGCACTCTCCTCCATCTGCAACAGCTCCTCCCGGAGGGTGTCGTAGAAGACCAGCTCGCCAACGAATTGGACATCCTCGTCGTCAAAGATATACAGGCCGGAATCCACGTCCCGTTCAGTACAGCCGGGACGTGCCTGCAGCCAGTCCACCTCCATGGCTACATTGCCGGTGGGATACTGCAGAGCAGCCGAGTCCGTGAGCTCTTGAATATGGACGACGATCTTCTCGCCCGGAGCAAACCATCTGCCTATATCCAGCTCTACCTGTAGCTGTCCTGCAGGCGGATCATCTACAAATGTCGCAGCAATGGGGTCCGCATTCAGATCCACAGAGTTGAAAAGCTTAATGTAGATGCCGTCGCAGATGCCGCTCACCGTCACCGGAAAGCGGACCTTCTCCAGATACCGGGGAGATCCAACCACCTGCAGGCTGGTGGCATACATCGCCACCGCCTCCTCCGCCACCCCACCGGATCGGCTGATGGTCAGCGGCCGAGCACCGATCTGATCGCCGGGTTCTCCTTTTTCTCCCTGCGGTCCCTGAGGACCTTGTCTCCCTTGGGCCCCGCGAGGTCCTACATCTCCCTGGGGGCCTGCCGGTCCGGGAATTCCTTGAGGCCCCTGTTCACCCTGAGGTCCTTGCGGGCCGGAAGGGCCGGCAAGAGACTGCAGCCATTCGTCCATGGTTCCCACGAATCCTCGCATCACCGCTAAGCCATAGGCGGTAATGTAGTACGACGGTACGCCCGGAGCACTCTGCGGATCCCGTCCGCCCCGGCCCTGGGCAGGTGTGTACACACGGGCAAACCACCGCACGAAATTGCTATAAGCTTCGTTGTACTGGATCATGGAGTTTTGGTATTTGTCGTACTCACCGTTGGTCATGTCGATTTTTGCTTCCAGCCATAGGCCGTAAATTCCGTCGTGAGGGAACCGAACCAGCAGCTGTGTATCTGCGTGCTCCGGCCACGAATAGCGGAGCTGCTCTGTCTCGCAGATGTCCATCAGAAGCACATTTACGGCAAGCATGCCCTCCAGCTCCGCGATCCAGGCCACCTTCTGCTCAGCGGTAAACGCATTGGGCTTTCTTGCATCCACCCTGTCCAGCACTTCTTTGATCGTGCTCATATTATCCTCCTTTCAAAGAAAAGGGCGTGGGCGGTCGGCCCACGCCCTTCGTGCTATGTATTGCAGCTGCCTTACAGTTTCAGGGTGGCCAGGTCGGTACCGCCCTCGATACCGCCGATGGAAGCGAATCGCCAGTCGTTGAAGGTGGCATTGAAACGGCTGCGGCCACGCCATACGTTGGCGTCGGTATTCTCGTCAATGGTGGAGTGGACCTCCAGCTTGACGCGGTCGTTCCACACAGCACCGCCATAGGTCTGGTTATACTTGCTGTCCAGCAAGATCCAGGGCTTCATACCCGCATCCACAAACTGGTTCAGGTAGGACCAGATGATCACATTCCAGCGGCCATGCTGGTAGTTGAAGGCGTTGTTGGCAGTGACGGGATCCTTATCTGCACCGATGGCAGCGAATACCTGCTGCTTCAGCTCGGGATCCTCGGGGATCAGGATGGTATCAGGGGCCACGTCCAGGATGTTGTCGTTGTCACCCTTGAAAAGGTGCATGGCACTTTCGGCTCTGCCCAGAGCATCCACGGAGAATGCATTGGAGAACTTGTTGGTCATGGTCTTGCCGGATACCTTGGGCTTGTGGGCGGTGTGGAACAGAGCCAGACCGTCTGCGGCGGCGATGTCAAACTGACGGCCGCGGAAAGCTACCTTGGTCTTGCCGGCCATGGCACCGCCATAAACGGCAGCACCGAACAGTTCGCGGGTGCGATTGTAGGCGGTGATGAAGCCGGCGGGCTGCTTCTTCAGATCCAGCAGCTTACCGTCCTCGATCATCTCCTTGGAGATGGCGAAGGAATCCTTCCAGGTCTCATAGACCAGCAGCTTCTGGTAACCCTCCTGCATACCGTCAGTGGGATATGCACCGTTTTCACCCACAGGCTGGAAGCCGCCCATGGCGGTCATGGAAGTCATCATATCGCCGTAGTTCTCGGAGGTGCCCATCAGGAACAGATCCTTCAGGACGCTCTGCTTTTCAAACTGCTCGCCACGCTGTTCCAGGAACATCTTGATGGGAGCCTGGCACTTGCCGTAGATGGAGTCATTCAGGCCGGAAGCCTGGGTAAATACAAAATTGTTAGGCATTGTTTTTATCTCCTTTCGTGTTGCTTACTGGTAATTAGACGAAGCGGCCGCAGACAGTGCTGCCGGCAGCGGTGCCGTCGATGCGAACGATCTCGAAGGTGCCTGCCTCGGCGGCATCCGCCTGCAGACCGCCGGCGGAAACTTCCAGCAAGGTGCCAACGGTGGCGGCTTCGGCTGCAGCACTGAGCTGGGTCTCGTAGATCACATCACTCTTTACGCGGGTAACCGCTACCAGCTCGTCGCCGGCAACAGTGATGTTTGCCATGCACAGATACTTGGGGGTGGTCTTGCTGGCGGCACTGATGGGGGCCAGCTTGCCTGCAGTGACGGTCAGCATCTGACCGGCCTGATAAGTACCGGGTGCTGCGTTCAGGTACTCATAAGGCACCACAGCACCGGTATCGGAAGAATGGGGAGAATACATAGTGAAAACCTCCTTAAGATTTGTGTTTGTTGTAATAGTCCTGGATCTGTTGGTCGGTGGCACCGGGATTGAGCAGACGGAACATAGCCATGTCCTCTGCAGGGACGCTGGCAGCACCCTTGCCTCTGGATACGCCGGTAGGACTTAAGTGATCCTTGCCCCGGACGTTGTTCATGGCCTGTTGCCGGATGGCTTCATCCCGGGCCTTCTCGAGCTTGGCTCGGTTGACCAGATAATGGGCATCCTTGAAGGAGTACCCACGATTGACCAGATCGTAGAATTCCTTTGCATTGGGCATTTTCAGCAGATCCGCCACGCTGTTGATGCTCGGATCCAGTTCATGGATGGCTGCGATCTCAGCATCGATGGCAGCTTTGTCTGCGTCGATCTGCCGCTGCTTAGCCGCCGCATTCTCCTGGTCGATCAGCTGCTGCACCTTCTGCATGGCAGGGTGCTTGCCGATCATATCCTCCAGGATTTCCGGGGTCATTTTCCCGGACTGCAGCTGCCGCTGCATCTTCTCGGCATCGAATCGCTGATGCCAGGCAAGGAATTGCTCCATGTTGGTGATAGGCTCGTTGGTAAAGCTGTTTACCATGCCGGCCTTTTTGAAAAAGTCCACCATGGAAGCTGCCTGCTTGTCCTGCTCCGCTTTCACGGCAGCCTGGACTGCCAGATCAATTTCCGCCTGCCGGGCTTCCTGCTCCTGCTGGCGGCGTCGGGCAGCGTTTTGCCTTCGCTGCTCCGGAGTGAGAGGGGTCTTTCCCGAATCGGCACCGTCGCCCGCTTCATTTTCCGGATCGTCCGGAGCTGCTGTGCCTGCAGAAGGTTCGGTACCTGTGCCGGTGGGATTTGCTGCGGGATCATTGGCAGGGTCGGCGGGCTCCTGCACTTGTACGCCTTCGGGATCCGCAGGGGGAGTCTGAGCTGTGGGAGCAGGATCGGCGGGCTCCTGCACTTGTTCGCCTAAGCCCAAAGCTTCATACACGTTCTTTTCGGTAAAATCGGCCATGTCGGCTCCTTTCGTCGGCCTGGTGGCCGCTGGATTTTTTCTCTGTTCCTGAGTAATGGTTTGCCGCCACAGTTGCGGCGTTGTTTAGCAAGAATTACTTCTTGCCGGTGCGGAGGTCACTGCCGGTCTTGACGGTGCCCTTCTTCTGGTCAGTGGTCTGGTTGGGGGCCTTGACCACCTGGGTGCCGGTATTCTTGATCCGGCCAATGTAACCGCTGTTGCTCATCGTGCTGCCTCCTTTCATCTGGTTCTTATGGATTCCGTCTATCCGACGGGTAACCCTTGCATTGCTTGCGGCATTTCGCCGCCACCGGCGGGAGCTGCTGGGATTCCGCTACCGGCCGGGGGTTGCTCCTGTGCCGTTGCCTGTGCCTGTGCCTGCTCCTGCTTCAGGCGTTCCTCCAGGAATTTCTTGGTTTGACCCGCACCGGGATAGTGAAGAAGCTCCATCTTGCTCCAGAAGAGGATCAGCGTATCGGTCCGGGAGGGGTCACCAAATGCACCGGTCTGCAGATTCATGCGAGTCTCCTGCCACATGGCTTCACGGTTGCTGGCGAGGGGAGCGGAGGTGTCGCAGCTGAAAAGGAACTGATCGTTCCAGTAGTACTGGCCGCTGGAATCTTTCTCCAGAAAGTCGTAGCGGCTGAATTCTTCGTACTGGTTCTCCCCCTTGAAATCCTTGTAGCTGACGGGTCTGGGCTCGTCAGAGTAGGCCAGGGCAAACTTGAACATGATCTCAAACAGCCGGGCATATGCGGCATTCTTCATGACCCGCTTGCTTTCCAGCCGGCCTGCAGCCTGTGCTGCGGAAAACTCCTTGGCCGCACCGGATGTGGCCGTGGTGTCTCTTCGTCCCTGGAATGCGTCGGTAATGCCCAGAATCTGCCGGGCCTCTTCATAGACCATCTGCAGATACGCGATCTCATACTGAAGATCGCCCTTGAATTCATACACATCGATGCACTGCTTCTCAGCGGGGTCGACATACCACGCCTCGCCGTCCGTCGGATCCAACCGCAGATCTGCCCGATTCGGCAGGGATACGCGGGAGCCGGCCTTCAGCAGCCGGTCAATGATCTTCTTTTCCAGTCGGTTTATGGTGTTCTGCTGATCCCGGATGGCATCCACGTCGGAGTTGCCCAGCAGCTGACCGTACACACTGACGCTGCGTTGCAGGATCACCGGGTACACATCCGGCTTGTAGAAGGGGATCAGCGTCGGCTTCCAAACCGCATTGCCGGCGGCGTCAAAGCCGGGAGCCGCACCGGGGATATCAATTCCCGTGGCGGTGGTGATGGGCAGCATGACCTGCTCAAACTCCTGTTCCTGGTCTGTAAAGTCTTCACAGCCGCACCATGGACAGGGACCGCCGTCGTATACTTCCTGCGGAGGCTCGTCTGCCGCCACCTCCATGCCGGGCAGAATGCCCTCGTGGGGTTTGCCGGTTGCCGCCTCTGCCGCCATTCTCATAGCGAGAATTTGTCCGGCAGCGTCCTGGGCTGCCTGCTCGTTGTCCAGCAGCCCGCCCAAAGAGCCGGTCATAGGATCCGGAAGCAGATTGCCGGGGGCTCTGGTGCTGCTGAGGATCACCTGACCCGGCATGGGTCTGACCCGACCGCAGCCGCAGCAGGTCGGCTGATGCCTGGCCTGGTAGTTTTCAATATCCTCCAGCTCCACGTCGTTGACCCAGACGTACTTGTTGATGCCTCCACCTTCGGCTTTTTCGTAGCCTTCATATACGGTTACGGCGTCTTCCGTCTGGCTGATGCCGTCCACACCTCTGATGCCGGGTTCAGACTCCGATTCTTCGTAAATGTTCACGCCAAACTCACGCTCCACCGCACCCTTGGTACTGGGGATCTTGACGATAAACCAGTCCATATCGTCGATGCTGCTGAACACGCCGGGCTGCGGTGCCAGCTGCTTCGGATGGATCATGCCAACATTCGCTTCGCCAACGGTGTTGTGGGTGCGTTTTGTGTTGTCCCATGCCACCCGGTATCCCACGCCGCCCTGGATCAGAACCGTTCGCTCCGACATGTCGTTCATGGACTCGAAATTCAGTCGGTCCAATTCGTTGCGGAGGAAATGCTCGATCCTGTCGGCCAAAATTTCATCCTTCTGCCGTCTGGGTGTTACCTTGGGCTGGGGGATAGAGGAGCTGATTTGGCTTTCAATGTTTTCGAAAATGATGTTCCGCACATGGGTGGCTTTCATGTCGCCAGCTCCGGGAGCCTTGTCCGCATCAATCAGCGGCCGAAGCTTGGTGTCACCGTTGTACAGCCGCTCCCGGTCGTCCATCTTCTCCACTTCCGGGCCGTATTCCCGGTTGCTCATGGCCAGCCGGTTCTGCCAAATTGCCAATTTCGAGCGGTCAAAGCCCGGCTGTCTTCGCACGGCAGTACGGCTTGCCTGGCGTCTTTTCTTTCTTCTGCTGTTTTTGCTCATATGTCCTCCTATTGCGGCTCACCCCACATACGAAGCAGCATTTCCCGCTCCGCAGGGGTAGCCCGGTTGTAGTCGTCTTTCATATCCTGGGTCCAGCGGACGGTCTTTCCCGCTGTACTCACCGTGACCGTAGTGCGTTGCTGACTGCGAATGTGATGGGCAATGGCCAGTGCCATCACCAGATCGTCATGCTCGTCAGCCTCTGCCTCCGGCCGCCAGTCTTCGTTGTAGACAAAGGTGAGCATCTCACCAAGGGTTTCGTAGTCAGTAATGGTTTCCAGGGCTCCGTGAGCCACGTCCTTCAGACTGTCGATCACCGTCTGACGGGTCTTTTTATTGGTCTCAAAGCCGTAGGCGTCCACCATCTTGCCGGTGAAGTTATCCAGCCGTTGCCGCACATACAGCTTCCGGTAGCCCAACTGCTCGATCATCATTTCCGGGAAGGTGGAGTAGTTGGTCTCGATGCCGATCAGAGCGTCGCCGTAGTACTTGCCCAGGCAATACATCTGCTGGGCATACATCCGTTCGCTGAACTGCTGATGGAGCACTGCTACCTGTTCGCCGGTGCGGTTGTCCAGCACCTGACCGACAAACCAGTCCGAGCCGGTGCCGGCGGTGTCGCCGCCAATGACATAGGGGACACCTTGTTCCGGATGCACACGGATGCGGATCGGCCCGGCCGGATCCGGGACCCACTTCCAGGAGATGATCCTGCCGGTAATGTCCTCTTCAAACCGGAACATACCCCGCTCCCAGGGAGTTTTCCGTACCTGCTCCCGCCGCAGCACGATCTTTTGCTTATCAAATACGCACTGGCCGGTGGCAATGAATGCCTCGTCCGGTGTGGACGGATATTCTTGCTTGAACTTGTTGATATCGCCGCCACAGTTGATGTCGATGCACCAGCGTCGCCAGGCCAGCTGCTCGTCATCTAAGCCAAAGGTGGCAGCCAGTGCTTCTTCCTCTTCGGTACGCTGAAAGTCGGGCGGGGGAGTCCGGCGGTATTCTTTCATTTCGTGCCAGGCGAAAAACACGGGAATAAAATCCTCCCGGCCCTCCCGCTGTGCCGCCACCGCCTTGTCCCAAAGCTTTTTGAATTCTTCAAAGCCGTTGGCGGTAGACTCGATCACGATCAGCGTCCCGGGCAGATCCGGCACCGCCTGTAATAGGCCGGTGAGGGTGTCCAGCTTGTCCCCGGGCCAGAAGGCCAGCTCAGACAGATGCAGAGCCCGGAGGGTATAGCTTCGGCCGATGCCGTCGCCGCCTGCAGTTGCACAGCGAATCCGGCTGTTAAGACCTTTGCCGCTGCCTTTATGCCTGGATGGCTTGGCAAACACCAGCTCCTGGGCGTTGGAGGATTGCTGCATAGGCTTGAGCTTGTCCGGAAGGTGGTCATAAAATCGCTTGGACATCCGGAAGAGGTTCTTTGTGGCTTCGTCCTTGTGGGCCACGATCATGCACTCAACGTTGAATGCGGTGACCGCCATCCAGAAGATGATGGCTTCCGTCAGTGTGGAGAAGCCCATCTGACGGGCTTTGAGGATGATGATCCGCACCGGCTTGCCCTTTTGCCACTGCTCCCGGATCACCTGATACAGCCGCCGCTGGGGCTCGTTGAGCAGAAAGGAGATCACACTGCCGTCCTTCGTCCGGATCTTCAGGAACAGCTCGATAAACGTCAGGCAGTTGAGCAGGCAGCTCAGAATGTCTGACATCCGGTGCCCTCCTCTGTAAGCCTCTGCAGAAAGTCCTCCACGGTATCATCAGTCACGCCCAGCCGCTCCCGGTAGCCGTAGTTGTTCTCCAGGTTGAAGATCACACCCTTGATGTCCTTGCCGGACCGGGTCAGCAGCTGCTCTTCGTTCCACGCACGCATACGCCCCACCGCGTGCGTTGTCGTGTCGGAAAACTCCGGATACTTGGCCTTGTCGCACCATTCTGCCCAGGTGCTGCGGTGAATGCCAAGATACGCACACAGACTGCCTACCGTCGGCGGCACCACATACTCGGTGACCGTCACAGGCTCACCCAGCTTGTTTGTTACCGGTACGGTTTCGTAGATCATGTGGCCCTTGTCGTCCCGCTGACCCGTTTCCCGTTTTTCTGTGACAGTGATCTCCCGGGTAATGGAATCGAAATATCGCTCCACGGCCTTGCTGAGGGTCCTGGGCGTGTATTTTTTTGGCCTTGCCATGGAGATCACTTCCTTTCGGGGTCTGTTTTACGCCTGCAAGGTAGCACGAAAAAATGTCGCTGATCCGTCAACTTGCATTTCAGGTCAAAAAGACTGACAAAAAGGCACATTTGTACACCAACCATCGCTTGACAAGGCCCTAAAACGCAAAAAGAGCAGCCCTTTCGGACTGCTCTCGGGTATGACAATGGCACCCTCGGCTTTTCGAGGGTGTGATATGACCTTATGCCGGCATGCTATCGTCAGCAGGATCCGGGTCGGACAGCGGGGTAGGGAAGGTGTAGCGTATGTACTGGGGGCGATTGGGGATAAACTCCTGAGCATATACCAGTTTTGTGCCCTTGGGTTCCCGAAGTCTGGCATCAGACAGTGCAATGCGGTCTTTGGGCTGTGGCCGTTCCAGGTTTCGGGTGGAGCGGTACTTCTTGGCATCAGGGATCCGACGCACCTGACGGATGAAGTACTCGGCAATGGGGGTGCGGTCCTTCTGCTGCTTATCCAGAGGTGTCCAGGATACACCGCCCAGGCCGTACTTCTCCCAGGCTTCCAGAAAGGCACTCTCTGTGCCGGCGTTGACAACCAGGTGATGGTGCACACGGACGATCTCACCGGTGGTGCCGCCCATGTCACTGGTGATGTAGGCTGCCTTCAGATCCAGCCCTTGTTTCTCCAGCCGCCGCTTGACACGGCGAAGGGCAATGTCCAGCTCGTGAGACGCAGCTTCCCAAACGGCATCCAATCGCTCTTGTTCGTTTTCCGAATCTACGGCCAGTCCGTGTTTGCGACCCCAGGCAAGGATCCGCTTCATTCCGTCCTCGTTGTAGTCCAGGCCCATCAGCAAACCTTCTCCGGGGAAATTGGCATTGAGAAGCCGGGCCAGGGTCTTCTGTGCGTTGTAAGCATTCTGCTCCTGCTTACGAACAGCATCCCTATCCTTTCTGCGGAGCTTGCCCGTGGGACGAGTGCCGGGAACGAAGTATTTGATCTTCTCACCAACGGATCCTGCTCGGTATGTGCGTGTTACCCAGTAGCCCTCTTGCATAGGAATGCCTCCTTCATAGGTAGTTTGGTTGAAAACTTAGGCCCTTACCAAGCCCAAATACGCGCGCGTGCACGCGTATGTTTTTTAAGGTTTATCTGGTTTTCCAGGGAACTCACCAGTGCTGATGAGCTCCATGCAAAACCAGCCGCCCACCCTTGGCTCCCCTGTGTAAGGGGAGCTGTCAGCGTAGCTGACTGAGGGGTTGTTGGATCGGTTGCCGATCGCTTCTCATAATTCCTGTGCGAATGCCACATAGTACCGTTTTACGATCCGCTCCAATGTGGACTGGGAAAGGAAGTGCTTTGCACATACCGCAGCGGCACCGGCGTCTGTAGTCACAAACTCAAAAAGTGCCTGGTAGTACTCTCCGCCTGCCTGGGTACAGAGGTTCAGGATCTGCTTTTTCCTTGCCGGCGGCAGATGCCGGTACAGCCGGGACGCAAAATAGATGTAGCCCTGCAGGTCGTAGCCCACCGGGATGGATTTCTTAAAACGGAACACACAAAACACCTCCTTCCGCATTTATTCTTTCGTCTTCCGGACGCCCAGGGAGCGGAGGAACGCCTTGCGGTATTCCTCCTTGATCTGTTCTCTCTGGGCAGGCGTAGTATCGGCGATCAGCCGACCGTAATCATAGCCATGGCCGCCGGGCAGCTTTCTTCGCCGCTCCACTTCCGCCACCATGGCGTTTATGCCGTAATCCTCCGGCAGCTTTTTCCTGGCCACTTTTTACTCCTCCTCACCAGGTTCCGGTAGTATGTCCAGATCCTGTAGTATGTTCTTTACCATTCGGTAGGTCACATCTGTGTCGATAATGTCCGCTGCCAGCTTGCGATCCCGTAGCGACATATTGTGATAGGCAGATATGATATCCCCACCATCCGGATCCTTTTCCTTCAGAATGGCAACTACCGCCACTCCTTCGACTTCACGTGTATGCAGACCATTTAACAGATCCAGCAAAAAGGCCTCGTGCTCGGCCAGCTCCCGGTCAGACAGCAGTATCAGGCCCCGGCCCATTGGGCACCTCCCCGGCTGTCGCATTAAAGGGGATGCCTCTGCCACTTTCGTAGTTGATGTGCCGGTGGATCAGGTCTATGGGACAGTCCAGCATCACCTTGAGCGTCTCAGCAGTATCCCGGCCGCAGCAATCATTCCAGAGCATATAGAGTCTTGACCCGGTAATGCCGGCTTCCTTCATGCGGTTAAGTCCATGAAAGGCGGCACCGGGATCTTTTTCAATTGCCGCCATAGCAAAAGTCAGTGCTCCGGGATTACCGGCACATACATCTATTACAAGCATTTCTGTCCTCTTTTCAGGCGTTCCGATAAACTCTCGCACGCTGCCCGGTGCTTTAGGAGGGAGTATAGCAACAGAAGCTCGCAGCTTGACAGCATCCAGGTGCGGTTCCTCTCTATATTGAATGACTGCATAGCTCAAGATGTTTTTGCACAGCTCTTTTCGTAATTGCTCTTCGGCCCAGCCAGCGGCATCCCGTTCATTCTTGCTCAAGCCAAATCGACTGACAAGCACCTCCGCTTTCAAGTGCACCGGGCTGTACAGCTCTTCCCGGACGACCTCAACCTCTCGCCAGTCTTCAAACAATTCCTTTCGGACTTTTTCCAAACTCTTTTCGCTGCTCTGCAGTTGTTCCTCTAAATGGGAAACGGTAATGCGATAGCTCTTGTTGAGGTAAACAAATACCGCAGCACCGCCCAGGAGCAGACCAACAATAAACCAAAACAGTCCCATTGCCGCCACCTCACTGTTCGTAGATAATGTCGAGACCGTAGGCTACCGCCGCATCATGCTCAATGCGGCAGCCCCGGGCGTTTTCCCAACCCTTGCAGAAGTAGGCAGCATGGCAAAGGCTCATGTTCTCCAGGCTCTTGGCCAGGAAGCACAGGGGTACCTGCACCACACCGCGGCTGGCCATAGCCTCCTTGCTGTACCATTCATCGGTGAATAGGGTGTTGACCACACGGTAGCCTTTGAGTAGCAGATCGGCGATAGCCTTCTGCCGAGTGGCGGCAATTTCTTCCTCGGTCTTGCCGGCCATGGGCTGACTGATCATTGCCTTGGGAAGAGCCACCACCTCCGGATCCGCGGCTGCATTCTCTGCAGGTGCCTTGGTGCGTAGCTTCTCCAGCTCTTCGATCAGCACATCCAGCAGCACATCACCTGTGCCGGGGCATTCCGCATCTGCCGTGATCTTCACGATATGTACCGGCACCACGATCTCCTGCATCATCTTCCGCATTTCTTCTCTTTCCATAATAAATTTCCTTTCTTATGTATCGTTTTTCTGCACTCTGGGTGCAGGCTTATTTCGTGCCGGCAGCTTCCAGCCGGTCGCTCTCCCGCTGTTTTGCACGGTCAGAGCTGACCTTTGCCCGAAGCATCCGGAACCAATCCCGCAGCGACGGCAGCCTGATCCTCCGCCGGCGAGGTGACTGGCGAATCAGAGTCTTCCTGGTCATATTGCCAAAGGTGGCTCGCTTCCGGTCATTAGACCGCCGACTCCGCTTTCTGTGATTGTCCATACCGCTCATAATCATTCTCCTTTCGGCGGTTCAGGCAGGGGCAAGAGTACGGGTGTCCAGTGTGTGATTTCTTCGTCCTCGGCATCCCAAAATTCTGCATCGCAAGTCCACTCAAAACCATCCCAAATTGCCGTCAGCCCTTTACGCCCGGTGGGTAGC